AGGTGACCTTATTAAAAATGAGGTTACTGTCTCCTTTGGCCGCAACGAAGATAACAAGGCAATTGCTTATGCAAACCTTGCAGCAGAGAATGGATTTCAACCCGCCCAGAAATTAAAGGTTGAACCCATGACTCTCAAAGCATTGGTCAGAGAGCGTATCGAAGCTGGGAAAGATATGCCCTCTGATCTATTTAACGTGTTCGCAGGAAACCGAACCAAAATAATAAGGAAATAAACATGAACAAAGCACAAAGCACAATGGACCAAGGAATAAAAAAGTCCAACGCAGTGTCTGAGAAAGCGACTGCGGGAGCTTTAGCTGTTAGCTTCTTTGAAGAAGATGCAGATAAAGGTCTAAGTAATATGGGTCATGAAGACCTAGCATTACCTTTTCTTAAAATACTAGGACAACTATCTCCAGAAGTTAATAAGAGAGATGGTAAATATGTTCAAGGCGCTGAGCCTGGAATGATTTACAACTCTGTAACAGGAGAGTTGTTTGATGGTGAAAAAGGAATTGATGTCTTACCTTGTCATTACAAATTAGAATATATTGAATGGCAAGATAGAGGTGAAGGTTCCGGTGCTCCAGTAGGAATACACCCATCATCAAGTGATATATTAACAAAAACAAAAAGAGATGCTTCTTTTAAAGATAGATTACCAAGTGGTAACTATGTTGAAAAAACTGCAAGTCATTTCTTAATTGTTTGTGGTCAAACTCCAACGACTGCTCTATTAGCAATGAAATCTACTCAATTAAAAATTAGTAGAAAATGGAATAGTATGATGGCAAGTATTAAGATGAAAGGTAAAAATGGATTATTTACACCGGCATCTTTTAGCCACATTTATAAGTTAAGAACTGTTCAACAGTCTAACGACAAAGGAACTTGGTTTGGTTGGGAAGTTAGCAAAGTGGGTCCTGTAGAGGATTCTTCTTTGTATCAACAAGCTAAAGCCTTTGCTGAGAGTGTTTCAAGAGGAGACATTAAAGTAAAGCATGGTGAGCCTAACGGATCTGAAAAAACGTCTGAAGCACACTTTTAATGAGAAATCGGGGCAAGATAATACTTGCCCCAAACAAATAGGGCACAATGGAGAAAGAGTTTGCAGAGATATTTAGCGGACTAAAAAGAAATTTTGGTATTGCTTATTTAGATGAGTTTACCATTGATGAAAAGACAGGTAAGAAAAAACCAAAAAAATATGGTTGGTCTTTTAAAGAAATAACTGACAAACACTATTCAGATCATATAAAAGGCAAAACATCTATTGGTATTCAACCTTGTGATGATGATGGTATGGCAAGTTTTGGTGCCATAGATATTGATGATACAGAACATAGTTATGCAAATTTTCCATATAAAAAATATTTAGATATTATAAAAGAAAACAATCTTCCATTAATTCCAGTTAAATCAAAGAGTGGTGGTTTACATTTATATTTATTTTTAAAAGAAAAAACTAAAGCAGTGTTTTTAAGAAATTTTTTAGAAAACTTATTGTTTACATTAAAACTAAAACCTAGCACAGAGATATATCCTAAACAAACTGAACTTGGATTTGATGAAGAAAAAAAAGAATGGTCTAATGGTCAGTATATAAATCTTCCTTACTTTAATGAGAATGAAAGAGTTGCGATTAACTATGATGGAACCCAATTTACATTAGAACAATTTATTAAAGTAGTTAATCATAATAAAAAAACAAAAGAAGAATTAGAAGAGTTTTCGCTTGCCCTTGTGAAAACTGTCTTACAAGGAGGTCCTGAGGAATTTAATGATGGCCCTCCTTGTTTACAGATTTTATCAAAAAATAAGTTATCAGATGGTAGAGATAGATGGCTATATAACTACATGGTGTTTGCAAAGAAAAAATACGAAGATAATTGGCAAAACGTTGTTAAAGCAGCTCCACAAAAATATTTTATAAAAGATTCTAATGGTGTCATATTAGATGAATGGGGATCAGAAAAAAAAATAATAGATAAAATTAAATCATGGAGAAAAGACAGTACAAAAGGATATACGTGCAATCAAGAACCTATTGTTAATTTTTGTATGAAATTAGAATGTCTTAAAAGAAAATATGGTGTTGGATCTGATAGGACAAGAATGTTTCCGCCATTGTCTAATTTAGTAAAAATAAATTATCCAGAACCCGAATATACTTTCAATGTTGAATTACCTGAAAGTAAAGGAAGCAAAGCAGTTAGGGCTAAGGATATAAAACAAATAAAAGATCAAGAAGAATTAAGAGCTTTAATAATGAAGACTGCAAATATTTTTGTAGCAAAAGTAAAAGGAGATGATTTTGAAAATGTTATTGCTAAACTATTTCCTCCAATAGAAATACATCAACCACCTAAAGGAACTACTCCTGATGAATTATTACATGAGTATCTTCAAGAATATGTTAATGGACCCAAGGCAAAATCATATGCTTCTTTTAAATCAGGCGCTGTATTAATAGAGGATGGATATGCATACTTTAAGTTTGCAAACTTTTTTAATACTTTAAAAAACAAAGAATGGAAAGAGGGTAAGGAAAGAACAGCTCAAAGAATAAAAGAAAGATATAAAGCAGAGTATGGAATTAAAAAAAGATTTCCTAAACTAAATAATGAGAGTGCTAACTACGAGGCAATAGAGGTTGTAAAAGTAAATTTAAATGTAAAAGAAAATGAATTGATAAAAGATGTAGTAGAAACAGAAATAATAAAAATGAAAGGTAATAAGAACGTATTTTAATGATAAAGAAAGTATTAGGTCCTCCTGGAACAGGTAAGACAATGACACTATTAAATGAAGTAAATAATTATTTAGTTAAAGGTGTTCCTTTAAATAAAATTGGTTATTTTGCATTTACAAGAAAAGCAGCTGCGGAAGCAAGAGATAGATTTTTAAATACACATAAAAATTATGTAAGATCTGATGTTAAATTTTTTCAAACACTTCATTCATTAGCCTTTCATACTTTAGGTATGAGTGAAGATAATGTTATGCAACCGGTTCATTATGAACAAATAGGCAAAGAATTAAGTATAAGGGTTAATTATTATTCAGAAGCAGATGATAGTGGTTATTTGAATTGTGATAATGAATACTTTAAATTAATTAACAAGGCTAGAATCAAAAATATATCTATTGAAGATGAGTTCAATACTAATGAATGGAGTAGAGAAATAGATTTTGAATTACTTAATCACATATATGTAAATTTTTTAAATTATAAAGAATCTTATAATCTTTATGACTATACAGATATGATTACTCAATTTATTAATAATAAGGATAAATGCCCATCCTTTGATGTAGTTTTTATTGATGAAGCTCAAGACTTATCTCCCATTCAATGGAAGATGTTTGATATATTAAATGATAAGTCAAAAGATATATTTATAGCGGGTGATGATGACCAGGCTATATTTGCATGGGCTGGTGCTGACGTTAATAGATTTATTGATCAACCTGCAAAGGAAGAGGTATTACAACAATCAGTACGTATACCTCAGGCTGTTCAGGAAATTTCAAATATAATATTGGATAGAATACAAGGTAATAGAAAAGAAAAAATATATTTTCCTAAAAAAGATGACAAGGGAAATGTTGTTCAAGGTAAAGTAGAGTCTATATTTAACTTTGATAATTTAGATATTTCAAATGGTAAATGGTTAATATTAACTAGAACTGTTTACAGAGCACTAGAGATATCAAAACAATTAAAAGAAAATAATCTTTATTACAAAAATACATTTGGAAAAAGTTATAATAGTAAACTTTATAAATCAATTTTAAGATGGACTTCTCTAACAGAAGGTAACGAAATATCTATTGCAGACTGCAAAGATATCTATGAATATTTAGAACAACAGTTTGATGAAAGTAAGTTTGGAAATAAATTAAACGTTACAATGGAAGACCTCGGTTTTAGTAAAGATACTAAATGGTATGATGCTTTTGTTAACGCAGATCCTAATGAAGAATTTTATATTAGAAGTATGTTATCTAACGGAGAAAAATTATCTGAAGAACCAAGAATAGAGGTATCTACCATTCATGCAGCAAAGGGTGGTGAATGTAAGAATGTTATTCTTGTATTAGATAATGCAAGAAAGATCAGAGAATCTACTGCTGAAAGTGTAGACAAACAAGATGAAGAACATAGGGTTTGGTATGTAGGAGTAACAAGGTCTATGGAAAATCTTTATTTATTTAAATCAAAAAAAGAAAGGTATGGTTATCAATTATGAGTAATGGAGTATTTTTTAAACAGGTAGGTGGAGCACATTATAAAAAATATGCAATACAACCCTCTTTATTTATTAACAAGAATAAGATACTGTTTGCTGAAGGTAATGCAATTAAATATATTTGTAGACACCAAGATAAAGGAAAAAAAGAAGATTTATTAAAGGCGATACATTATATACAAATGATTATTGAAAGAGATTATTCATGAAAGTACCAATATTTGAAGCACAAAAGGAATGGGTTGAGCCGGAAGAATTTCCTGATCTTAGATCATATGATGAAATTTCGGTCGACTTAGAAACAAGAGACCCTGATTTAAGAAAAAAAGGATCTGGTTCTGTTATAGGTAATGGAGAAGTTGTAGGTATTGCAATCGCTGTACCAGGACGATCTTTTTACTTTCCAATAGCACATGGATCAGGACCCAACATGGATCGTAAAAAAGTTTTATCTTGGTTTGCTGATACCATGGCAACTCCATCATTAAAAATATTTCATAATGCAATGTATGACGTATGTTGGATAAGGAAATTAGGTATTAAAATCAATGGTTTAATTGTAGATACTATGATTGCAGCATCTCTAGTTGATGAAAATAGATTTAGATATTCTTTAAATGAATTGTCTTGGGATTTTATTGGTCGAGGTAAAAGTGAAATTGCTTTGAATGAAGCAGCTAAATCTAGAGGCTTAGATCCTAAAGAAGATTTATGGCAACTGCCTGCTATGGAGGTTGGCGCTTACGCTGAGAAAGATGCTGAGCTTACACTAGAGCTTTGGCAAATGTTTAAGAAAGAAATTGTGCATCAAGATATTGAATCTGTATTTAATTTAGAAACAGATTTATTTCCATGTCTAGTAGATATGAGATTCAAAGGTGTAAGAGTTGATATAGAGCGAGCACACAAATTAAAACAACAACTAACAGCACAAGAGAATGAATTATTATTAAAAGTAAAACAAGCAACAGGGATAGAACCGCAGATTTGGGCTGCAAGAAGCATAGCAACAGTTTTTGATAAGCTTGGCTTAGAGTATGATAGAACTGAGAAATCATCGGCACCATCCTTTACTAAAAATTTTTTACAAGAACATACAAACCATATAGTTCAAATGATTGCTAAAGCAAGAGAAATTAATAAAGCGCATACAACTTTTATTGACACTATCATTCGATATGAACACAAAGGTCGTATTCATGCTGAGATCAATCAAATAAGATCAGATCAAGGTGGAACTGTTACGGGAAGATTTAGTTACAATAATCCAAACCTACAACAACTTCCAGCAAGGAACAAGGATCTTGGACCATTGATTAGATCATTATTTTTACCTGAAGAAGGTCATACCTGGGGTTGCTTTGACTATTCACAACAAGAACCAAGATTGGTTGTACATTATGCATCCTTACACCAATTCCCATCTGTGTATCCAGTTATAGAATCTTATAAGAATGATCCTAATACAGACTTTCATCAAATCGTTGCAGACATGGCAAACATTCCACGATCACAAGCTAAAACAATTAACCTTGGATTATTTTATGGAATGGGTAAAACAAAATTGCAGGCTGAACTTGGTGTATCAAAAGAAAAAGCTGCAGAATTATTTGATCAGTATCATGCTAAAGTTCCTTTTGTTAAACAACTTATGAACGCTGCATCTAACAGAGCACAAGAGCGTGGTCAGATTAGAACGTTACTAGGTCGCTTATGCAGGTTTCATTTATGGGAACCTAATCAATTTGGTATGCATAAAGCATTGCCTCATGAAGAAGCACTCCAGGAACATGGACCAGGGATTAAAAGAGCATACACATACAAATCTTTAAATAAATTAATACAAGGTTCTGCTGCTGATATGACAAAAAAATCTATGTTAGAGTTATATAAAGAAGGTATAGTGGCCCATATACAAATTCATGATGAATTAGATTTATCTGTTGAGTCTCCGGAACATGCTAAAAAAATTATTAATATAATGGAGAATGCAGTGCAGCTTGATATTCCAAACAAAGTAGATTATGAATCTGGTGAAACTTGGGGTGATATCTATGATTGATTATGTCTTATCTTAATGCTAACATTCCGCCGATTTATTGTAAAATAAGAAGGGAGTATCTTTATGACTTACGAGAACATCAAGGCGAAACTGAAGATTGTGTGGTCATTGGTATTGCAAGTATTCCAGGGCGTGCAATCTTATTTCATGCTTTACTTACGAATGGTGCAATATATTGGAGGCTTCCTATCTCTGCTTTTCTTCAAAGAG